AACGCACCCGTCGCACCGGCGCCGATGCCGCCGATGCCGCCGGCCATCGCACCGCCGAGCGCGCCGACGCTGCCGAGGCCGAGTGCGCCGTAGGACAAGCCGGCGGCCGCACTCGACAGGCCGCCGTTGCCGCGCTGCGTGAAACCGTAGTACGCGCCGAGCAGACCGGCACCCCAGCCGGCATACGTGCCGAGTGCGCTCGGCGTGAAGCCCGGCCCGGCGCCTGCCGGCAGCGGGCCGACGAAGTTCGATCCGTAGTACGAGCCGAGCATCGAGCTGCCGCCGCCGATGCCGCCCGCGGTGAAGCCCTGCCACAGCGATTTGCCGGCGCCGATCCAGCTCGAAGGCGAGAACAGCGAGAGGCCGCCACCGCCTGAGCCGCCACCGAGTGCCTGCGCGGCCGCGCCCTGCAGGCCACCGTAGGCGGCCGGCGAGAAGCCGACCATCTGCATCAGCGGCCCGAGCAGCTGCAGGCGCAACCATTGCGTGATCGCCTGCGAGACCGTGTCCTGGATCGAGGAAACGAACGCCTTGCCGAAGTCGCGCAGGCTGCGGATCTGGCGCGAGAAGAACTGGCCGCCGATCGAGAACAGCCGATCGAACAGCGACGACCAGGTGCGCTCGTAGTCCTCTGCGGCGTCGCGCGCAAAGTTCAGCGCCGAGACCTCGTCGTAGTGCGCCCTGGCCAGGCCGCGGATCGCATCCGCTTCGGCGGCCGTCAGCGTCGGCGTGTCGCGAGCGCCTTCCTTATAGAGTTCGCGCGCCTTGCGTGCAGCGTCGACAACGGCGGCCTCGGCGGCATAGGCCTCATTGCGCAGACCCGCGACGCGCAGCTCGTCGTCGTACGATTCCTTGAGCTGACCGACGATATCGGTGTGCCGCTTGATCTCCTCATTGGATCGCTTGAAGTTCTCCGCGAGCTGTCGCTGGCCTTCCTGCAAATTCTTTGTCGCGACCGCAGCATCACCGCCACGCTTGCGGTACAGGTCGACCGTCACCTGCAGCTGGCGCATGCCCTTGTCGTAGTCTTCCTGGGCCTTTGCCGCTGCGTTTGTCCGTCCGCGAATCGAATCGAGGATGTCGGCCAGCCGTTTCTGCGCTTCAGCCAGCAGCGTTGTCGATCGCTCGTCCTGGCGCTCCTGTTTTGCGGCGGCAGTGGCAGCTTTCTTCGCTGCTGTGAGCGCGTCATACGCACGCGCATTCGCGAGAATTGGCTGGAACGCCTTTTCGATCGCTTCGCGCTGCGCACGCGTCGCAACGGTGTCCGCCTGCGTGGCGAGCGTGGCTAGGCGTTGGGTCTTGTCGTACTCGACCTGCGCGACCGCGCCCTTGCCGAACAGCGCGACCTTCTTCTCCCACTCGGCATTCTCTTTCTTCAGCGAGTCGACGACAGCCTTATTCGCGTTCGCACGGTCCAGCCCGACCTGCGCTGCCGCCTGCAGGTTCTCGTCGAAAGACTGCGCAGCGTTGAAGGCGATTTGGCGCGCGCGCGCGACGTCCAGCGCCTGGCCGAGCGCGCCATAGGACTGGCTCAGCTCAATGACCTTGCCGTACTGCGTTGCGTACGCGGCCGTCGTCTCGGTCGTGATACCGAGCCACGACGCCGCGCGGTCGCTCCAAGAAATCTGCGTGGCGATCTGCTTGAGCTTCGCCTCTTCGCTGTGCAGCGTTTCCTGCGTCAGCTTGTACTCGGCCTCGGCGGACTGCACCGCGGAGGCGATGCTCTGGTCGCGCGCGTCGCGGAGCCGGCTCGTCGCATCCGTATTGCGGTCGACCGCCTTCGACGTGGCATCCGCCTGGTCGCCGAAGTACATGAGCGCCGTCGCCGCCGCGAGAACGACGCCAGGCCATCCACCGAGCAGCGTCAGCAGACCGCGCGCGGCGCCCGAGACCAGCCCCAGCGCTGCGCCGCCGATCGTCAGCGTGGAATTCAGCCTCTGCTGCGCGGCGACCTGCTCCGTCGCGGAGGTGGCCAGCGAGCGCTGCAGGTTCGCCTGCGCAACGCCCAGCGATGCGAGCTCGGTCTGCAGCGCCGCCTGGCGGCCTTTCGCGGCCGTCAGCGATTCCGTGGCAATGCGCTGTTCGCGCAGCGCAAAGGAAAGCTGGCCGGCAGCCGTCGCCGCGGCGAGATGCTGCCGCGCCAGCTCGATGTCTGCGTTCGCCGAGGCGAGCTTGGCGACCACTTCCTGGCGCGCTGCCGCGACGGTTTCGAGTGTCTGCTGGATCTCAACGGACCGAGCTTTCGCAACGGCCAGTTTGGATGCCGCCCACTCGCGATCGAGCCCCATCGAGACCAGCTGCTGCTGCGCAGCGCTACGCAGGCCGCCGACGTAGTCGCCGATCGCGCTCAGCACACGTCCGCCCAGCGACGTCAGCACGACGGCGCCGATCATGGCGACGCCGCGTACGATCGTGTCGATCGAACCGGAGCGCACGAGCGCGGTGAGCGCTTCCGTCGCCGAGCGCGCGCCGACGGCCAACGCCTGCAGGAATCCGGCATTGCCGATCGCGGCTTGCAGCTCCGTGATCGAGTTTTTCAGACGGGCGAACTCGGCGGCTGGCAGGTTCGCGGCTTCGGCGGCCTGCGCGCCATAGACCTTGTGTAGTTGGTCCGCCAACTTCGGCAGCAGGTCCGTCGCGAGAACCTTGCCGTCGTCGAGCATCTTGTTGAGCTGCGACGTCGTGACGCCCATCGCCTGCGCGGCGAGATTGAATGCACCCGGCAGACGCTCGCCGAGCTGGCCGCGCAGCTCCTCGGCCTGCACGTTGCCTTTCGACATCATCTGCTGGATGGCGTTGAGCGCGCCGCTCGTCGCATCCGAGGAGAGATGGAGAACGCGCGCCGCCTCGGCGACCGAACTGAAAATCTTCCGCGTCTGCGCGCCTTCCAGCGTAGTGCCGCGCGCCGCGGCGACGAGCTGCGTATACGACTGCGCCGTCGCCTGCAGATCCAGGCCGAGCCGATTCGCTTCGGCGCGGATGAAACCCATCTCGGTTGCGGCGGCCGCCTGCGAGCCGAGGGCGGCATGCAGACCTTGCTCGTAGCCGGCCAGCGCATTGGTCGACGCGATGATGTCGCGGATCAGCTCACGGCCGATCGAGAATCCCGCCACGGCGAGCAGCGCGCCGCGGACTTGCCCCAGCGAGCCGACCAGGTTGTCGGCCGCGCGCTTGGCGGTGCCGAGACTGCGATCGGTCGACGCACCGGCTTGCTGCGCCTGCGCGCTGAACTGGCGCAGCTCGCCGGTCGACGTGCGCAACACGCCGATCAGGCCCTGCCCATCGGCAGTCAGGCGTAGCTGTAGCTGGGTGTCGGACACGCGCCTAGGTCTTCTTTGCGTTGAGAATTGGCCGTGCCGCGGCCGTCATCAGGCGAATGCCGAGGAGCACGTCGGGCCATTCGCGGCGCGGCACGTGCTGCAGACGACAGATGGATTCGATTTCGGCACCGGCGATGCCGGCGTGAACGACAGGGCCCACTCCAACGCCAGCGAGCGTCCATTCGCAGTCGCGAAACGCGCGCGCGATCGTCCAGTTCTCGGGCCAGATCACACCGGCCGCGGCAACGGATTCGCATTCGGCGCGCTCGATCGCGAGCGCCTGGTCATCCCATCCTTGGGAACGCAGCTCGGACAGGTGTTTCTCCATGTCCGAGCCGGGGCAACCGTTCGCCCACCAGACGGCCGCGTCGGTTAGTTTTTTGCGCGGCCCTCGATGCCGATCGACTTCAGGTAGGCCCTGACGACGCAGCTCGATACCGGATATGTGTTCAGCAGCAGCTCGCGGTTCTCGGCGTTGACCGTGAGATCGCTGCCGTCGGCGGCCTGGATCTTCCGCCAGCCGCGGAACACGCGCTCGACGACTTCGTTGTCCTTGAGCTTCGGCTCGTCGTCGGAGCGTTCGCGGAACAGATCGTTGATCTCGTCCTGCGGAATGCGCTCGAACTGCGCGTCGAAATCGAACTTGCGGCGGCGGCCTTCGTCATCGGTCATCTCGACGATGACGGGATACCAATAGGTGTTGGTCTGGTCCAGCTTGAACATGGGGAACGTCCTTCGTGGGAGCGGTTGAAAACAGCGGTCTCCCGTGGGGGCACGGACGTTCGCGCGAGATGCGCTACGTGAACTTGAGCTCCAGGTCGTCGTCGACACCGTCGACGCAGAATTCGAGCTTGGCCTCGATCGTGGCGCGGCCCTTGTCGTCGCCGTAGTCCGGCTCCGTCAGCTGCGTGTGCGGGGCGTGGAACGTGAAGATGTTTCCCGCTTCCTTGCCATGCACGAGTAGCAGATCGCCGCGCGCATCGGCCAACGCCGTCGTGAAGTAGTTCTTGTCGGACAGCACCGGCGCGAGCAGGCTGGTCGAGCCGGTCGCGACGCGATCCATCTGGTCGACGTACTGCTCGCCCGGGTTGTTGAAGTACTGCACGTCGCCGCCGTAGTCGCAGGAAAAAGCCTTGTAGACGGAGTCGAGGCCGAACAGCTTGATCTTCGGCGTGTGCTCGTATGTGACCGGGCGCGGCGTCTTCCAGCCCGTGAATACCGGCAGCAGTGGCGCCGCGGTCACGGGATCGATCCAGAGGCCGACGAACTTGAAGTGAAAGTACGGGATGCCCTGCGAGTCGAACTTGATCTGCCACGTGCCGCGCGCGCCGCAGAGCGCATGCCGCTGCCCGTCGAGCTCGTAGTACAGCGTTAGGGCGTCGGTGCCGTCGGTCGCCGGCTTGTAGATCGTGCTCGTGCCGGCCGTGGTCGTTTCGACCATCTTGCAGGCCTTGAACAGGTGTCCGTACGGCGGCGGCGTGCCGGCGGTGCCGGAGCCGGCCATCTCGACGTCGAACTCGACCTCGACATGCGCGCCAGCGTGGATCTTGCCGGTGTTGCCGAACCCGGAGCCGGCGAGCTTGCGCTCGATCGTCGTCGCGACGAACGGCTTGAGCTTCGGCTCGTGAACGCGAAGCGCGTTCGCGCCGGCCATGACCTCCGGTGTGCCGTAAACAGTTTCGAGGATCGCGAACAGCGCGACCTTGCGTGTGAGCAACATGGATCAGATCTCCGAATGGCCGCGGCCGCGGCCGCGAGCGGAAGAGGTGTCGGCAGCGTCAGCCGAGGTTGCGGTCGACGCCGGTTCGGCAGGCGCCGCCGCAGGCGCTTTCCCTTTGGCCTTGGCCTCGGCATCTGCCTGCAGCTTGCGCGCGTGCTCCTTACGCGGATCGCGCGTCGGTGCGTCATGGCGCAGGAAGTTGCCGTTGGCGTCATAGTGGAACGAGCCGCCGAGGCGCTTGTCGGGAATGGTCGGGGTGTTCATTGCATGCGGTCCAGGTAGCGGATGGTGTGAAGCCGGAGACGGGCGGCGTGACACAGCACGCCCGCGAACATGACCGGACCGGCATCGTCGAGCTGGATGCACGACGGGCCGTCCGGGTCGATCGATGTGCACTGCGCGACGATGCCGCCCAGCGTTTCATCACGCGCAAACGCGTTGCGCACGCCTTCGATCAGGTCGTCGAACGTGAGCTCGCTCTCGCGTGCATCGTCGAATGCCATGAAGCCCGCGATGCGCCAGCCGATCTCTTCGACGGTGTGCGCCTGTCGGTTGCCGCTTTCGGCGGTGACGATGCGGCGCACGAACCAGCCGCGCAGGCCGAGTCCGGCTGTCCAGTACAGCTCCTTCAGCGCCGACTGGCTCGCCGCATTGCGCTCGCGGTCGTGCACAACGCCGACGTCCGGCACGCTGCGCAGGCATTCGACGATCGCGGCTCGAATGGCACGGGTCGATGTCATCGCGCGGCCTTCGCCAGCTCGTTCGCAATCTGCGTCAGCGCGGCGCTGAAGGTGCGGCGGATGAACGCTTGCTTCGCGTTCCAGGTGCGCTGCCACACGGGGTTTGCCTTCGTTCCCGACCGGCGGATCTTCCACGCGATGGCGTGGGCAATGCCCGTTGCGCTGTCCTCGTCTTCGCCGAGCTTCGCCTGAACCCAGTCCGTCAGCGCCTGGATGCCTTCCTTGCCCACGGGGTGCGGCTTGGTGCCGATTTCCACGTAGACCGCATGCGCCAGCCGCGTCGAGACCGTGCCGATGACGTTGTCGGCGAGCGCATGTTCTTCGGTCGCGATCGAACCTTGCAGGCCGGCGGCGCCGCCGGCGCCTTTCGGCAGCTCGGTCTGCAACGTGGACTGCAGCGCAAGATCGGCGACCGTCATCGCCTTCATCAGCACGGAACGCGTGAGCTCCGGCGCGCGCGCCCAGTGGTCCGCGAGCTGTGCCCAGTCGCTGGCATCGATCGCGTAGCTCATGATCGCGGCCAGGTCGTCGGCGGATGGAAGAGCGGCCGGTAGCCGAGGGAGTTTCGGCGCGGCAGTTCCGCGTCGGCGCTCGCCGGTCTCGTGCGCTCCGTTGGTGCGGGCGTGACGACGTCCGTGTACGCGGCGAGCAGGTCGCGCTGCCGCTTGCGCCAACGATCGGTCTTGCTGCCGTGGTCGACCGTGTCGGCGCTGATGACCGGCTCGCCTTCGTTCGCGTAATGCGCCGCGAGCTGCCCGCACAGATTGGCCGCCGCAAGGGATGCGACGGCTAGGTCATGCTTGGGCGGCACGGTATCGGCGGTGGGCACGCCCGAGGACGTCACCCGCACCGTCGCGCCGACGCCCATGTCGCCGCCGCAAATGACGAGGAGCACCATGCCCCCCGGTGTTGCGTAGGACTCGATCGACGACGGCGGCACATACGACACAGGCCGGCGGCCGACGGGCCATTCGACGGCCAGAATCGCCGATTCGGGAACCCAGTCGCCCGGCGTGGCGAGCGTGCCGTCAGCCTGCGTCACCAGGTCGGCGACGATGCGCCGAGGTGCATCGGCCGAGTAGCGCAGCAGCGCATCGGCGATGGCCTGGTCGCGGCTCGCAGAGGCGATGACCTGGCTCGTATCACGAACCAGGTCATCGACAAGCGCCGGGGTCAGTGCCTGGCTCATCAGGGAACGATCGCGCCCTGGAATCCGCGGTAGTCGCGCACCGACCCACCGTAGACGTGCCGGATCTTGTACTTGATCTGGTCGTTGGTGAAGAGGCTGCCCTGCGTCGGCAGATCCTGGATGAACAGCGACGGCTCTTCCTGACCGCCGTAGAAGCCCAGCTCGATCAGCGGGCACTGCGCGTTGTCCGCCGTGCCGAACCAGTTGTTCGGGTCCGTCCAGTGGTCCACGACGTGCACCGTGGGCTTGCTCGTCTGCACGAACGTCGCGTCGAGGTTCGTATCGCGCCGGAACAGGTCGTACGCCGTCTCCTCCAGCTCACCCGGCACGGCCAGGTGTCGGAGCGCGATACCCAGGCGCTTGTTGCTGTCCTTCTCGGTCTGCTGGCGCATCGCGAGACGCATGGCGGAGTACGACGCAGCGGTGAGCGCGGCCGTCGACAGATTGCCGTGATCGACGTGGAACAGCGCCTTGGCGTCGTAGATGACCCCGTTCTGATCGATGAAGCTGTACACGAACTCGTACAGCGTGCGCTTCGCGGCATAGCTCAGCGCACCCGGAATACGGCGGATCAGACCGACGTCATCGTTCGCGATGGACTCGATGCTCAGGGTTTCGGTGCCGCCGCGCTTCTCGGGCTTGTACTTCGCGACCTCGTCCTTGGGTGAGGTAAGCGGATCGTACGAACCGTTCTCAGCGACCTTCGGCAGATTGCCGTAGCCACCCATGCGCGTGCGCTGCTGTTCGCGGAAATCCGTGACCGGCACGACGTCGCACAGCCAGCGCCAGTCGGAATAGACGCCGGTCTCGCCGTAGTTGCGAATCATCGCGCGCGTGATCGAATCGCCGAGGATGTTGCCGTACGTCGACGAGGAGATCGCTTCGCGGAAATGCGCGTCGCCGACGGCTTCGCGCAGACGCCGCATGTCGCAGTTGGCGAGCAGGCCGGTAACGCGCGTGTCGCCGGTGATCTCGACGTAGCACTCGCGGAACGAGCGTATCGGCTGGCTCGGGTCGAAGAAGGCGTCCAGCATTTCCTGGACCTTCTCGGCGCGATCCTGGCCAGGCTCGATGATGCCGCCGAGGCCGCGGATCTGCGCGCCCTCGGCGATGCGGCCGATGTACTCGCGCTCGGACGTGATCGCCGCCGCGACGTCGGCGTCGGTGAAGCTCGCCGCTTCCGCGAAGCGCGCGACCAGGCGCTCCTGCGTGGCCGCCGGCAGATTGCTGCTCGCGATGGCGACGCGTGCATTCGCGCGCGCTTCGACCATGCGGATGCGCGCATCGACGTCGGCGGCCGTGAGCGCTGCGTCGGTATTGCCGGCGGCCTGCAGGGCTTCGCGATAGGCGGTGAGTACTTCCTCGTCCGACGCGTCGGCGAGGGCCTGAGCACGCGCGGGGTCGCGCGCCTCGATGAAACGGAGCATCTGCTGGCGCAGCATGGACTCGGACTCCTGGATGGGTGCAGCTTCGATAAAACGGATGACGGACCCGCCGGCGCCGGGTTCGATGATGAGATCGACGGAATCGACCTTCGTGAGCTTGGTTGCTTCGCGCAGGCGGCCGACGCGCTTCGACGCGCCAGTTGCATCGATCGACAGACCGAACAGGTCCGTCATGCGGCGCTCCACGGCTTCGCGCAGCTTCGGCGCGACGTCGGCCGACTCCAGCACGTCGAGCACGGCCTGGATCTCGCCTCCGCCGGCTTCGACGAAGCGCGGCTCGGACAGGCGGCCGACGAGCTGCCGGAAGTCCTTCGCCGCGGCGGTGCCGCGCAGGTGCTCCTCGTCGCTCTTCACGAACACACGCGCGCCGTCGAACAGCGGCACCGCTTCGCGCAGCACATCACGCGGATAGTTGACGCCGTTCAGGCTCGTGCCGGCGCGGATGACGCGCACCAGGTAGCGCGGTGGCGCGGAAGCATTGGCGGCAGCGAGCGCTTCGATGAAGACACCGCCCGCTGCCGCCTCTGCCACCCGTGCCCCCACAGGTTCAGGGACGAGCACCACTTCCTCGGCGGAGCCGAGGGCAACATGATTGGTGTCGTCGATCGTGTACGTGAACTGCCACTGCCGGCCGTCGCGCATGACGACGACGCGATCGGGGTAGACCGCGTTGATGCAGACCCAGTCGTTCTCCCCGAGCCCGTAGTTGCGGCGCAATGCCGCCTGCAGGAGATCACGCACCTGGCCGAACTCGGTCGCGGCCGCCTCGCGCAGCGCCTGCTCGCCGACGATACCGGACGCGGCAATCGCCGCCGCGATGGCGCGAAGCCGGCGCATCAGTCGATTTCCTTCCAGCTGCGGACGTCGTCCGACAGCACGCGGACGATACGGCCATCCGGCAGCTCACGGCGCGCAAGCTCGCGCACCTCGCCGATGGGGACGATGGTCGGAACCGCCCGCTCGGTCGACTCCGGCGGAATGAGCGCCAGCGTCTGCTCCGCGAGGGCGCGATACAGACGAAGGGCCTGGGCGGCGCCCTCGTCGCCAGCGGCGGCGTGCGTCTTCAGGTCGGCGACGGCAGCGCGAAAGCGATCCTGCTCGGCCGCGATGTCGGCGATGTCGGGCGGTGGTGCCGGCTTGGTCTCGTTGGCCGGCGTGGCCGGCGCGTCGTTCGACGGCGACTGCGGTGCAGCGACCTCCGTCGAGGGGTTGGAATTCTTCGTGGTGTTGCTGCTGCCGCGGGACACGATGACTCTCCGTTGATCGAAAACGATCGGAACGGAGGCGATGACCCGCAGATCCGCGGCGGAGAACTTTTAGCGGGGGCAAAAACGAAACCCCGCCATTGCGGCGGGCATCGAGATACTACCGCAGGCTAGGCAAACACGTCCTTGGTGCTCGGCACCACGGCAATCATGAGGCAGCCGCAGCGGACGCTGTTCTCTGCACTGGCGTTCGGGTCGCGCGGAAACTGCAGGCGCTCGATGACGCCAGTCCGCGGGTTGGGGATCTCGAACGGCGTCGCGACCGGAATCGCCGGCTGCCGAGCGCAGCGGACGTGCGCCGGCCGCGCGTATGTCTTTCCGCTATGCACCCATTTCTTCTTCAGGCCCGGCACGCGCCGCTCCTGGTCCATCATCGTTTCCCACTGCGCGGCCGAATACACGCGGCCGACCTCGGTGTAGGCGATCGTCATCGCGCGTGCGCGCGGCTCACCGCCCATGATGAGCTCGATGTCGGTGATCGTCCGCGAGAGCGTGCGGGTGCCGATCAGATGCTGCGTGAGCGCACCGTCGATGCGTGAAATCGTCTTGCGTGTGACGTCAGCGATGCGATCGGTCAGCGTTGTTCGCACCGCCAGCAGCTGGCGCGTGCTGATACGCGGCAGCAGGTCGAGGTGGCCGACCTGGGACATCGTCGCTTCGATGCCTGCGAGCCACGCCGTGTCGGCAATGGCATGCGCGCTGCGCTCGGCGGCAACACGGAACCCCTCCATGATGTGCATGATGTCGCCGCGCTGGCGCGCGAGGCGCCGCGCCACGTCGGCGCTCGTCGTCTTGCGGAGCACCGCGTCGATGTCTTCGAGCGCCAGCTGCAGCTGGCGCAACAACTCGTCCATCAGCGAGCGCCGCACGCGCGGCAGAGACGGAGACGACATGCTGCGCTAGGCGGCGGCGGACAACGGGGCGTCACTCTCACCGTCGGGCATGGGCACGGGCGGTGGCGACGACGTGGGCAGGCCGTCGAGGGCAGGCCCTCCGCGCTCGGCCAGTTCGGCCGCAGCGGCCTCCAGTTCGGACTCGACATCGATCTTGACGCCAAGCCGCGCGGCGAGCGCGGCAATCAAACGCACGGCGGTCGCTCGCGTGACCAATCCTTCCTGAATCGCCTGCGCGCACGCGGAGACGATCTGCATCAGCGCGGCGGCGTAGCGCGTGGTGTCTTTTACGGTCAGCTCCGGCCAGCTCACCTCTAATGTCCCGAGAATGGTTTCCTGTCGCGTCGTCAGCTCTTTGTCGAGCGCGCCCCAGTGCGCGCGGAGCACGTACGTTGCGATGCAGAGCAGGATGTGCCCGACGACCTGCTGGCGCATGTCCAGCATGCGCTCGGTCGGTTCCGTCATGCTCGCGCCGGTGGACTTGTTGACGTCCTCGGCGCCACCGTACCAGTGCTCCGGCACCGTGGCGCCGCCGAGCATGTGATTGCGGATGAGCCGAGCGGTCTGCGTGACGTCGCCGGAATTCAGCGTAGGCGCCTCGGCTTTCCAGGTCTCCGCTTCGTTGTGCACGCGCACGGCGCCGGAGCGCGGCGGCGTGAACTCTTTCGCGCGCCGTTTCACTTCCTCCTCGGTTGCGCCAGCGAGCGTGACGTCCCAGATGTAGGCCCGCAGAGCCGCTGTTCGATCGACTTCGCCGAACAGCAGCATGTCGTAAGCGTCGAGCCAGTCCATCTGCGCGAGCAGATCGCTGCGGCCCCGGGTGGCCGAGCTGAGATCGTTCACGCGGAAGTAGAAGCAGTCGCCGCTCGTCATGGTCTTCCGGATTTCGCGCGCGGTCTCCGCGAACTCGGTCTCCGGCACGTTGACGATGACGCGGTAGCGCCGCGCCTGGCCCCGCTTGTCCTTGCGCGTCACGATGCCGATCGGTTGCTCGCGATTGTCGGGATCGGTCACGACGGTCTCGATCTCGGCCGGATCGAGATAGCCGATCCGCACGAACCCGGAAAGGAGGTTACCGAACACGGGATAGCACTGCTCGCCGAACATGCCCAGTTCACGGACGCGCTTCGGGAGCTTCATCGGCCAGGCATTCAAACCGTCGTTCCAGTGCCGGTCGAGCGCACGCTGCGCATCGCGGTTCTTGACCTTCAGCTGCACACCCTGGCCGAGCAGGTAGGCGACCGGCAGCTCGATCAGCCGATTGGCCAGCAGATTCGTTTCCCAGAGAAAGTGCGCCAAGCGCTGCATGCGGTCATGGGTCATCGGCGCGAGGTCGCGCTGGCCGTCACCTGTCAGGCGACGCCATTCATCGTCGTCATTGTCCACGGTCGCACCGGCAGCCTCGCCGAACCGGGCCGACTGCGGCGGCGGCGGAACAGGCGCAGGCGGCGGCGAGGTGTCGGATGCAGTCCGAAAGAGTGCGGCCAAGCGATCGAGAAGCGACATACCGGGGTGAGCCTTCTATCTACGTGCCTAGAACGGGGCCGAAAACGGCCTGGGGCGTTTTGCAAAATGGGTTTGAGGCGTGACGGGCACCATCGGGGCGTCCCAGGGCCTAGTCGGCGCCAGGAGCGCGATTCAGGCGGTGGCCGAACATCTGTGCGCGGCGGCGCCCGAGCATGGCCTCGGGCAGCTTGTCGCCGGCCTGGCTCTCGACAGTCTCACCGGCCGGCGGCTGGGCCTCCGTTCGCGCCGCCGCCCACATCAAGACTCCGCCGACGGCAGCGTCACCGTGGCGGTCCCCGCCGTCGCTGCCTTTCGTACGCGCATCGCTGACGCGCGGAGATCCGTTGACGAGGACGACGCTGCGGTGGTCGGCAATCCAGTCCTCGTCGCCGAACGTGGAGATCTCGCCATCCTCATACGCCTGGTGGTAGCGCGGGAACCAGAGGTCGTACCAGGCGCCGCTCATCATGACGCACTCCACCTTTGCAGCGCCGACCTTCTGCAGCGCCGCCTCGGCGTGACTCTGGCCGTTGCCACGCGCATCGAATTTCGCGTGATGAAAGAGCGGCAGGTTCACGAGCAACCAGTCCCGGATCAGTCCCTGGCAGTCGAACGGGATATTGCGTAGCTCAATGCGCAGCGGCGTATAGAACCCGCGACCAATCGGCTGGGCCTGGCCCGCGACGATGACGGACAAGTCGCCGCTTCGACCGAAGTCCTGACCGAAGACCGTGCGCCGGTTCCGCGGCAGCGCATTCACCACCGGCGCCAGCACTTCATCGATCCACGCCTGCGTGATGGCAAGGCGCTCCGGGTCGGTGACGAATTTGCCCGGCTTTTCATAGGAGACGACGAGCGGCCCATCGACGGCGCATTTCTCCAAGAGCAAGCGGCTGAAGTAGACGCCACTACCGCGCCTGGGGATGCACTCCAGCTCTTCGTTGGCGGTGTCGGCGTTCGGATAGTCCGCTCGCGTCGCCTCGACGAACTCGCGCTCGCTTTCGGCCGACCAGGGCTTTTTCGT